CGCAAGCCGAATCTGCTTTTAAACTCCTCGTCGGAAAGCAGTGAAAGGTCTTCTTCCATGATCTCAGTCTTATTTTTTGTTGTTAAATTTTACCGGCCACTGCCTGCCCTTTATGGTGAGAACCAGCCCCGTCCTGCCTTCCATCCATTTGACATTTTCAATATCACTGCGGGAAAGGCCCCTTTCTTTCAACATGCGGTCTAACGATGCGAGCTTTACGTCCGCCCCGTCTTTATACTGTTCAGAAAATGCCTCTACCAGCAAGTCATTTGGTGTGGCGGCTGTCCCCCCCTCAGAAGGCGCACCGCCGGCTTGCTGGCCTTCGCGCAAGTTCTTAATATTCAATTGGATTTCTCCCAGCCAGATCTTCTGAGAAGCGGGCGTATTAGGGTCTCTGATTTTATCGCTGACCATATCACTTAAATCGTCAAAATTAGTTGCTACCTGAAACTCCGGTGGAAGCATCTTTCTCAGCGTTTCAAAGGTACGATCTGGAGTTGCTTGCTCTGCTTGCGGTCTTTTTTCGGCTTCAGGTGCCGTAGGAGCGGTGGGGGCAGGGGCTTCCTGCGGGGGCGGGTTAAAAAAATCCCCCCGCGCCTCTGTGGGAATTCCATTAGTCTTAGGTACATTGGATCCCGGAATCCCGCTTCTTCGTGTGTAAGAAGCCAGAATATCCTCCCCTAAGTTAGGGTCATCCGTGGTGGCGTTGATCGCACTAAGAGTGTCTTCATATCTGACACGCAGAACGTCTGCCGACACCTTATCTTTTTCTTGTGCAGTAGAAAACACCGCATCCGCCAGCAAATTAACTAACTGTTTCCGCCTTGCATTAGATAATTTATTTTTATCTTGTGGGTTGCTTGCTAGAATTGAAAGGATAATTCCGCCTTGTTCAGACGCCTTTTTGATGACAGGTTGCAAGTGCGTTCCGACCCCAGGTCTAACTCCATCATAATAAACAGTGCGTATCTCTCCGTTGACATCGGCGAATGTCTTGTCCTGAAAAATATCTTGAGTCAGCATCTCAGCTAGGTAGTTTTGCTGGGACACAACAGCGGGGTATTTTGGTTCAGCGACGCCGGCCTTAATTTCATCTTGTGGAACTAATGAGCGAACTTTGGTTTGTACGGTGTCAACCGTATTAAGATTTGGGTCACTTATGGATTTTTGTATAGATTGTGTAACACTTTTAATAGTAGGCGCTGCTTTTGACGCACCTATCTCTTTTACATGGGCCTTTTTATTAACAATCACGCTCTGGCGGTTATGCGGGCTTATAGTGCCTATGGGAACGTTCCACCAAGCAGGGACTTCCCCGCCATCTTCAGGCAAAGGTGGGGTTCCTTTCTCACCAGTCGCAGCCCCCCTCTTAGAGGAGTTGTTCGCATGGGCGGCTATGACTGTGAGTGCCGTACTCCCTCCCGGTGACACAAAAACATTGGGGTTAAAACCCATGCTCATGGACATATCAGTGGCCGTCCGGGCTTCGTTTTCTCCTAAGCCGTACACTGTCATATAAGAGTTTATGAATTGTTGGCGTTTTTGGTCAGTCTCCGCCTGATTCTTCATCTCCTGCTGTTTAAGATCTTCCCTCTTGACCGCTAGGGCATTCTCCCCTTGAATCCGGTAAGTCTCTCGCAGCTCGTCCATGCGAGCGGCGCGTTCTCGATCTTGCGCAAACACTTCCCGCTCAAAGTCGCGCTTGGAAGATATGGCCTGTGCGGTGCCCATAACGGCACCAAAAAGAATATCGCTTACCATTAGTCCAGAAGCCCTTTCTTCTCAGTCATATCTTCTTCCTCATCATCTTCTTCTTCTTCGCCTTCTTCCATGTCGTCGCCTTCTTCCTCGACTTCGACTTCTTCTTCATCCGGCGCAAAGTCAGATTCTTCAAACACCGCCGCCATCGGGTCTTGGCGGTCATTGAAGATTTTGATATTCTTTACTTTTTGCAAAGCGCCCACGGCAACAATCTGGTACAGGACTGGCCGGGAAATCAAGAGCGCAAGGTCTGCCGACCACTTACCGGCAGAAAAGCCCGTGAATACTAGTGTACGGGCGATATACTCTGCTGGCATCCCCTTCTTCAACAGGACGCTGATCTGGAACGCCTTGCGGGGCTTGGTGATTGTTTCCCAGACATATTCCAAAGCAATAGCCGGGTCAACAAACTGCGGGGGATTTTCCCAGTTTGCATTACCCGGCGGCTGGGTTAAAGATTGCCCCGGAATCGGGGCAGACATGAGATCAATCGGTTCCATATTACTTCAACGCTGTTTCAGTTGTCCGGGACAGTTTCGCCATAGAGGCATACAAAGAGCCGAGACGATCCAGCCATTCATTTTCAAGGGCTTTAGCACTGACTGCTTCATTGCCGCGTGTTTGTGTGGCTTGGAAGGATTGTGGCATGGCAAACATCGCCACAGAGTTTGCATCTGTATCCACTGGCTTGCGCGGGTTAATGCGCAATGATTCCATGAACTTCCCGCCTAACGGGCTTTGGCCAGTGCGACCGGAAAAGTCATACTCATCGCCGGACAACATTTTATCCAACCGTGTTTCCCGTACCAAGTCTTTCCCGGCGGAAAACAGTTTGTCCACTGAATCAGCACCATAGTCGTACAGGTCTTCAAAGATGTTTGCAAAAAAATCGCTCATGTTGCACCAAAGCTAGGCATGAATACATCAGTGAAAATAGCAGCGGCGGCAGAAGCCGTCGTGGTTTTACGATCCCGCTGATATACATCCTCTGCATACTGCCGGTTGTTTGCGGCCACTGCAAGGTTAAAGCTGCGGTTTGCGGCGTTCTCGCTGGACATGAACGCCCAACTTGCAGCATCACGCCACTGCTGCCAAGTATTGTTCAGCGCCGTCTGAGATATGTTGAAGCGGTTCTGAACATTGAACTGGTTTGCGGCATTAACCGCTGCCGTGTTCGCTGTATTGATGCTTCTGCGCCACAAGACATTACTTTGGTCAATGGCAAAACGGGCTTGTGCTTCAAACTGCTGCCGCTGGTTGACAAGTTCAGTATTGAACTTTTTTACGGCGTTGTCCTGTTCCGTATTGAATTGAGTAATCGCCTGAGCGCGGTTTGCATTCTGATCCCGGACTTGCGCAACAAGGTTCGCCTGAAACTGGCGCACCTGAATGTCATTCGTGGCATTGAACTGCCGGGCAGCATTCAGGGCTGCCATATCCGTAAACATCGCCTGTTGCGCCACGCGGAGGTTCTCAAGGCGTGTCTGTTGTTCGTTGCTCAAGTTGGCAACAGACATTTGGAAATATGTCTGTGCGTCCTGCTGTGCAATCGGCAGAGCGGCGTTCTGAAGCGCCTGCACAATCGTCCCAGCGGCAATGCTGGACGATCCAAGGCCCCTTGCGGCCAGAACATCCTGAGCCAGTGCAACAGAACCCTTTGCCCAAGCAGGGGTTTCCCCGGCTTGAAAGTTCATCAGGTTCTGGAGCTGACCTTGCACCGTTGCTTCCGGCGCAACTTGTCCTTGCGCTGCAACAGCTTGAGGCAGATTCTGCCCCTGATTCAATGCTGCCTGCACCTGTGGGGCAGGGGTAGTCAGTCCGGGGATTGTCTCCGGTGCTACCTGTCCCGGCGTCACGGCAGCCTGTGTCGTCGTCATGCCGGTGATGCTATCTAAAGCACCAGCTTGTGGGTTCATGAACTCCCCGGTCTGGGGATTCATCAGAACCGGAGTCAGGCTTGTCCCTGCGGGCAGGTTAGGGTTTTGCACCTGCCGCGAGACGAGATCAACAACAGAAACCGCACCAGCAGGTGTGCCGGATGCGGTGGATTGCGTTCCTGCTGGCGTCTGTGTTACAGACGCTCTCGGAGCTGCGACAGATGCCGGGAGAGGCGTGTTTTGTAGCGCAGTGAAAGCAGGTTGCGGTTGTACAGGTTGCGCGGGGTTAATTGGCGAACCCTTGCTTCCTGTAGCTCCCTGCGCATAACCAGTTGTAGCCATATCAAACCTTTACTGGCATTATACCACAGTTTAGGTAAAATGCAATCTATTTCTTCATCTTGGCAAGAGTCTGGGCAAGTCGTGCCCGCTGCCCCATTTTGCCGGGTGCTTTAGCGGCCTTTGCCAGCTTCTCTTTGGGGATATTCTCCCCCTCTTTGGCTTTCATTGCCTTGCGTAGTGCGCCCGGCTTCTTGATTGCATCTTTAATCCAGTTCTCTTTTTTAGCCATTTGAGTCACTTTCTATTTGATGAGTTCTGAGAGTTCTTGTATAGACTCCGCAGAGTCTATTTGATTTTGTAATTTTTCGTCTGCATCACGGATAGCTTGCCGTTGAATTTCCAAAGATTCGAGATCGACGCCCGGAATCTGCTTGGCAATGGCATCATCAAGAGGTGCAAATGCTTCTGCACGCCGCCGCCGCCGAATGTCGTGCGCGATGTCTTTTGAACGCGCCAGATCAATCTTGATCATTGTTCCACCTCAAAGCTGGTAATGCTGGTGCCAACGCCATCAGTCAAGTCTTCTGCTTTGACCGTCCACGCTCCTCGGAATGTGCGGTCAGTCGGGATGACAGACGCATCCACAATCTTGAACGGCTTTCCTTCCGGCACATCCTTTTCAGCAATGGCCTGAATGCCGTACTTTTCCACCGCTTCCGGTGCTGGGATGATGACAGCAACGCCGCCGTCATCAGTCTGGTAAATGATTCTTTGGTTCATTGGTTTTTACCTGAAAATCGCGACGTTGGCGATCACCATGTCAGTTGCCGCTTGGCTGACATTAGACGTAACCACGCGGGCGGAGATTGTGCTCATGCCGGTTGGCGCTACTGTCCCAACGCTAACGCTTTGCGAATTTGTGTTTGCTTCTTTGACTGTGACAACGACGCAATAATTCGCATCCGGCATAGCCGTGGTAAAGTTCACCGTATAATCCCCGGTATTATTATCCGTGATGCTGGTGACGTTGCCACTAGCACGGATTGCAACAGTTCCTGTGCCGTTGAAATTAACCCATGCCCGCGCTGCGTACAATGGCGCTGATCCGCTGGGTGTGGCCTGTACAGCCGATCCAATGCGGAAGTTTCCAGTGATGTGGAGTTGTTCGCTTGGCGTGGTGCCGATGCCAACTTGGCCAGTGGATGTGATGCGCATCCGTTCTGCGGCGTTGGTATCAAAGCGCAAAAAATCTCCACTATGATCATAAATGATTGCGCCACGGTCAGCATCGTCCGTGTCGCCAAGGTGTATATAAGCCGCCTGAGTGTTGCCTGATAGGATCTGCAAACCAGAGTACCCTGCGGTATTGGTGACAGCGCATTGGATTCCGGCATCAATACCGCCAGTTGGCGATGTGTACGAACTACTGACATGTAATTTAACAGCAGGAGATGTTGTGCCAATACCGACATTGCCGCCAGACGCAACCCGCAGCCGCTCAACGCCGCCTGTCTCCACAGTCACCGTGTCCACAGCCGGAAACCGGATAGACGTATCAATATCTCCGGAATGGATGATTTTATCCGCGATTGTAATATCGCCAGATGCTGTTAAATCCGTGACAGAAACCGAAGAAGCATTTTGGGTAGCGATTGTTCCCAGCCCTAACGTGGCTCTTTGTGCTGCCGCATCCGCATCATCAAGGATGGCGCGGCCTGCTGCTGTAAGCCCCGTCACGGCATAAGTATCCGATGCCGTTGTGTATATCAGCTGGTTCGCTGCCGTGGTTAGTCCAGAAATAGACTGTAGGGCAGGATCATACGCCTGTACGTTTGTACCAATAGCAAGGCCAAGATTGGTTCTAGCAGTGGCGGCGTCACTTGCGCCTGTCCCCCCATCTGCAATAGCAAGGTCTGTGATGCCGGTAATTGTTCCGCCGGTGACAGATACGCTGTTCGCGTTCTGTGTGGAAAGCGTGCCTAAGCCAAGTGTGGTTCTCTGTGCAGTCGCATCCGCATCATCCAACAATGCTCGCCCAGCGGCAGTTAAATCAGTTACGGCGTAAGTGTCCAAAGCCGTGGTATAAATCATTTTGTTTGCAGCCGTTGTCAATCCAGAAATGGATTGCAGCCCGGCGTCGTATGCTTGCACATTCGTGCCAATAGTAAGCCCTAAGTTGGTGCGAGCGCCCGCAGCGGTAGAAGCATTCGTGCCCCCATTAGCAATGGGGAGGATGCCTGTCACCGAGGTCGTCAAAGTAATTGGCGCACCTCCCCCAACCGTTCCATCATGAGTGTGCCCGGCACTTACATCCATCGCCGCCTGAATGGCGTTGAACTCATTATTAAAAGACGATGCGTTGATTGTTTGGCCGGTAACAATCTCTGCTGCTGACTGTCTGGTGTAACCTGTTGGCATATTACCTGCGACCTTTTAGTGCGAACTCAAGGTGAATTGAATCAATTTTATGTGGGGAAGTCACATTGCTGGACGATAAGTGAAGGCTCATATTTCTAAATGACCCTTGTAAATTTTTAGTGTATCTTGAATCAAGTAGCCCTGAATAAACGGATGTTCCATAAACCCCTGTTCCAAATATGGATAATGATTGCGTGTCATTAACCTGAATTGTCGGGGGAGAAATAGTATTTGAGTCTCCGTAATTAAATACCGGTGATATATTCATATTAAATATGCCTTCCTTACGCACATACATATTTATTTTATGAAGAACTTTTCTCAGTGTTTCGTCACCAATAGTATAAAAGGGGGTGACATAAACATATGGGATCAGGGCACCATCAAATGTATTGCCGCTTTCCTGCCGATAAACATACCCATTGGACGGGTGTCCAAACACAGAATATTCTATATTTCCTATATACCCTGAATCGCAACAGGCAACATTCATGCCCCGGATCAGGCTCCACGCAAACTGGAGCCGCTGATCCAGATTCAGTTTGCCAATCAAGCCAAAAGCAGCAGAGTCAATAGCTGTGCTATTATAAATAAATAAACGGTATTGCGATTTGTTTTGAATAGGCATTGCTGAGAAGTCATTATTCACCCTGCCGGAAAGCTGGGCATCCAGCGTGCGCTTGACCGGGCGAGACACCGAGGACAACTCAAGGTCATCATTGCGCTCTGTCCCGGCCAAAGACCTGATTCCATCCGGCGCGAGGAATACAACATCGCCGCCCACTTCCTGAATAGAGTCCGTAGCAATACATCCGATCTTGTCTGTGACGTTCTGAATCGCAAAGTTATCGTGGGTGTCCCCCACAAGTTTCTTGATCGAACGCTTGCAAAAGATGTACAGTATCTCCCGGAATGATTTTAACCCGACGATTTCATCTCCAACCGCTAACTCAATAGCGTTAGATGATCCCTGAAAGTTGGTGTCGTGGTTTGGGGCAGATATTGAAATCGCAGCCCTGTTTGCGGAATACCCGCTAAGAACAAGGCGATATTTATGATATGCAGCAAAGGATGGATTTGTTGGTGCGCCAGAACCGTTAATAAGCGTGTATGTCGTCCCATTCCACAAAGCAGCGTGATTCACGCCGTCACACATTACAATACGGGGGGCGACTTCAATATAATCGATAAATCGGTACTTTCCTGCGGAAGACACCCCGGCTCTCGCTGAGGTATTAATAGGTGACCCCCACCCTGTACCAGACGAAAAATATACGTTATCCCCTCTAGCGGCAATGACGCCGCCAAGAGCAACCTTTACACCTAAAACTCCCCCTGATCCGGGGACAGTGCTGGTGCTGTACTTTGAATATCCGAGGATCGTCTTATATCCGCTGGAAGCGTCTTGCTCATAATTCTGTAACAAAAGTGCCCCGCCGGGGCCTGATTCTGCCCCCGCACTTTCGCCTTGTAGAATGAGGTTCTGTGACTCATCCATCCCACCGGCGCAGATAATTTTGAATGTGCCCCAACGATCCATCAGAGCGCCCGCATTGTGGTGGAACGGTTAATCAGTGCCCTGCGCATCATGCGAATAGCGGCGTCCATCTGCCCTTGTGCTGCACCAGCTTGTTCCACGTTATCCCGGAACATATAAGCGTGATACATAGCTCCGTGGAAGATTGCATCTTCAAAGGCATCAGGGATAATAGCAGTGTCGTTATACGCCACCAGATTTGCCGGGCGAGTAAAGTACTCAAAGTTCACCACATAAGCGGCATCTGGTGCTGGGGTCAGAATAAATTTTGTTCCTGACTGATGCATTGTAACATTCCGTGGAACAGCATACCCGGATACCGTCGCATTATTCAGATCATGCGCCCGAATCAGTTGACGATACTGGTCAAAGTTGATAAACCCCAGATGCGCTGCTGCAACGGTAGACGTAGCAGACAGGTAGAATGAATCCCAGTCAACCTTAAAACAGTTGGCTGGAAGGTTGTATGTTCTCTGCCCGATAACAAGTGTCTGGTTCCCTTCCGCATGAAGGAAAGGCCATTCGTATTCTTCTTCCTCCAGAATCTTCCTGATTGCGGCGTTGACTGCCGACTTGGCTTCAGAATGAAACCCGTACGTTGAACCAAACGTAATCATATCCAGTTCCACTTCATTAAGTGCCCGGAGTACGCGATCCGAGAGATCAAGGAATGTGAGTGCCATACCAAAAACAAGAAAGAGGGAGGCGCTTCGGCACCTCCACCAGCTCAGCCCAGAACGGGCCAGGAAGCAGGATCGTTCCGGCTCA